ATCAACCGAACGAGATGAGCTAGCAAAGGCTAAAGAATTAGCTGAACAAGAAAAAGCTGCGGCCCTCAAAGATGTGGATTTCTTTAAAAATTTTTCAGCTCTTACCAGCAAGTATCCAGGCTCGGCCGAGTATCAGGATAAAATCCGAGAAAAAGTCATGGCCGGATATGATGCGGAAGATGCGACGATTTCTATTTTGGCTAAAGAAGGTAAATTTCAAACTCCTGAAAAGCCAAAAGAATCTCCGGCCGGCGGGAGTGCGATAAACACTCTTAAATCCGGTAGTGAAAAGTCAGTTGGAGAAATGACCCAAGAGGAAAGACGAGCACAACTCGTAGAAGCTGAAAAACGTGGAGATCTAAGTTTGAACTAGGATAGGTCGGAAAGCAATTTATGGCAGTAACAGTAAGAAATAGTAGTTGGGGTGGAAGTTCTAACAATACCTCTGAACTTTTGGTTTCTTATATCAATGAAGAAATTAGAGTTTTAGAGCCTCAATTACAATACGCCAGACTTGGCGTAAAACGGGATGCTCCAAAAGGGTATGACCGTATTCTGTGGCCACAAACTAACCAACTTCCTGTCAAAATCAATACGTCAATAACATTTGGTAACGCAGGGATTGGTTCGATGTGGGGCGCAGGAGCTTCGATTCAGGGTGGAGCGGCAGCAACTGCTCCTGGCTTCCCAGTATCGAGCACAGAAGGTGTGGCGGCAATTACAGAGGGTATGAGTAAGATTTTTGCCCTCTTAAAATCTTTTCTGATATACCGAGAAAGTCTAAACTTTGCATAAGCAAAGCATGATAACTCGAGGCAAGCAGAATTAAGTAGTTCTTTGACAAGATAAATAAGATAGGATAACATTAGTCTATGACTAAACAAGAGTTAGCTTATCTTGCAGGAATAGTTGATGGAGAAGGAACGGTAAATATCGCTTTTATAAAAACAAGTGGTGAATATAGGGCGAGACTTTATGTAGTTAATACCTCTTATGCTTTAATTGAGTGGATTAAAGCGCGATTTGGGGGATTAGTTTACAAAAGGATATCTAAAAATGAAAAGTGGAAACCTAAATACGAATGGGTTATGCCAGTTTCAAGAAAAGATACCAAACTTCTAAAACAACTTATTCCATATCTTGTAATCAAAAAGCAACAGGCAGGTTTAGTTCTTGAACTTATTGCAACAATAGGAAATCCAGGACGAAAACTAACACAAGAAACGATTGCCAAAAGAAAAGAACTTTTTGAGAAAAATAAACAACTTAATTCGGGTAGCCGCAACGACTAAGCGAAAAGACTTCCTAACAGAAGAAGCAATAGTCTGAACATACTAGAAATAGTATGAGATAGGCAGAAATGACCTATCCTCTCGAAAGAGAAGTAACAAAATTGACAAATCCTACCGCTATTACTTGGGGTTCTACAGCCTACAGTTCAGGGCCAGCCCAGTTTGGTATTCTAGTTCAAGTTTCTGATCTTTTAGTTCACGGATCAGCTATCGAAGTCGTGGAAGCCGCTACTAGGCAGGTTCGTAATTCGTTAGCTCGTCTAGTAGATCTTATCATTCAGCAGGTAGTAAATGCCGGAACGAACGGCATTATCTACGCTGGCGGTAAGACTACACGAGCAGGGTTAGGAGCTGGTGATACTTTAACTCAAAGCGATATGCAGCGAGCTTATAAGTATCTAGCGAGTTCAAATGCCGCAGGACTTGCGCCTTTCGAGGGCAAGTATTACGTAGCCGTGGTTCACCCTCAAGTGGAAGGTGATCTGATGACTAACTCCGCAACAGGAGCATTTACTGATGTTGGTCGTTATACATCAGTAGATGATCTTCGAGCCGGAGCCTTGGGTGATTTCCGAGGCATTCGTTATCTGCGATCAGCGTGGCAGAGTTTCTTCAATTCGACTGTGCCAGTCTTCCCAACCACAGTGTTGGGTGACCAGTCATTCGGTTGGGGTTTCTTCCAGCCGCCAACTCCGATTTTAACGACAACTCCTGATTCCAATAACCCATTGAATCTTTACAGTTCAATCGGGGGTAAGGTAACTTTGGGAGTTACTCGTTTTGAAGACGCATTAGGATATGTGAGAATAATTCGTCTTGAATCCGCTATCAGCAATTAGCAACTAGACAAATTAATAGTTTGTTTCTCCTGCTCCTCTTTATGGGGAGCAGAGATAAATAAGTTATATGATACTTTCAAGTGTTCTCATATTCGCCAGAACGCAAGCCCAAACCGACTCCAATGGCCTAACTGATGCCAATGGCATTATTTGGGCTAATGAAGCCTTACAGGATTTTCATAGACGATTAGTTAATGCGGGAGTTGATGCTTCTCAACTTCAAGAATCTTATACTGATGGAACATCGGGAATAGGGACTTATTTATATCCTTCGGATATGTTATTTTTAAAAGCTATTGAACTTAATTATGCCAATACCACAGCACAAGACTATAAGGTTGCTTCACAAGTTGATGTATCGAATTTATCTAGTGGGGGATTTGGTTGGCTACGGACAAATGCTGATCCGAATAGTCCGCAATTTGACGATAGAGGAGATTGGTATGAGATTTTTCCAACTCCGACTTCGGCCCATAATGTTAGCCAATTAATTAGAATTTTTTATTTCCTTAAACCGACAGAATATGTAGATGATACTGATGAGATAGCTTATCCTGAAAATTTAGATACTGCTATTTTAGGTTGGCGGATTGCGGCGATGTATTACTATTCTTTAAATAAAATACTGGAAGGTGATGCTTTTAATCTAAAATACGAGGAACGGGTAAAACAATATATTGCTACTCTTAGTCGAGGAGTCCAATCGCCGATTCAAGCAACGCCTATTCAATTAGATGGATTCGAATTTTAATGTACACAAAAGTTACAAAACCTGGAATACAGACTTATACTAAGGTCATTAAACCCTCTAAAGGTTTTACTATGGCTAGTAGTAAGGCAACAGGTCTTATTATTTCACCAACTTATGCAACAACTATAATAATTTCGGGAGCTAATTATACGAATTTAGCTAAGCCTTCTCCAACTTCTTATACTAATATTCTTAAACCAACTTAAATGGCAAACTATACATTTTTAGACGCTTCAGGTGTAACGCAAACAGCCGCTTCTTCTACAATCGGCGGTGTTGAGTATCCGGTAATTAGAATGGCTCATCCGGTATCAGTTGTAGGTGGAGTTAATTTAACTGGGAGTCCTACTGTCTCAATTGCTGGAATTGTAAATATTAATTCGGTTATCGGAACTTATGCTGATGATGCTCAACATAGCACAAATAATTATGGGTTTTTACACTTGGGAGTCCGTAATGACACTTTATCGTCAGTTACTTCCCTTGATAATGATTATACTCCTCTGACAGTTGGGCCAATGGGTGAAACAATAGTCGCTAATGCTCCGATTACAAAATGGGTATCAGGGACAGTTTCTATTTTAACTTCAGCTACGCTATTACAACCGATAATTGCCGCTCAAGGAGCTTCGATTTTTACTTACATCTCTGGAGTACAAATCACTAACTGGACAAATAGCGGAAGCGTTTTGGTCGCTTTACAGGGAGCAACTGCTTCGACCATTGGCTACGCTATGGTTAAAGCCAATGATATGGTTAATCTTAACTATGCTAATCCGATTAAAACATTAGCTAATGCCGCTTTTACAGTTTCAATAGTTGCTGGGACTGTAAGTTCTATTCACGTTGCTGCTCAAGGATTTATTTCAAAAACTTAATCTGAAGAAATCAGAATGGTAGAAACCTTAGTAATAGATAATTTTCAAGGTCGATTAACTCGTTATGATAACGGGGATGTTAATAGTGGGTTTGCTAAGTATGTGAGGACTTTTGGTAATGATCCTTTTAGAGACCCAGGGAATTTGACTTGGTTTGAGAAAATTATCAATTTAAGTACTGCTGTGCTTAATGATTTAGTTATGGCTGCTAAGCCACGATTGGAAAATGGTATTACTTATGTTTATGCCATAGGACATACGGGTCGATTATATAAAATTCAAGTAAACAAACCTTCAACTGAAGACCCTAATTTTAATGGAGTTGTTTTATTGACAACTCTAATTATTAATTCTCCGACTTTTAAATATGGATCATCAATTCAATTTTATGGGGCGACAGAAAAGATTTTTATTGGGCATGACTTAGGTGTAACTTCGATTAATTTTGATGGCACAGGAGAGGCATTTATCGGGACGCTTAGTTCTTATACTGCCAATGTTTCTCGCTCTTCAGTTGAATTTTTAGGCAACCTTTACTTTGGCAACGGGGCTAATTTAGTAGAGATAGATTCAAATGAAATTGTGATAAGTTATGCTAAACTTTCACCTGGGTTTCCAGTTGGAACTTATACTCGAGATTTAGATGTTTCTCCTGATGGTATTTATTTACAAATTATTGTATCCCGTATTCCATCGAGTGATATGACATCTGTTACTCAAGACACCAATTCACTTTCCAGTGCCGATTCTTATAAATTTCTTTGGAATGGGATAGATACTGGATATACTTCTTATGAAAT